GTCGACAGTAATAACGTCTATTGCACCAGCCACAGAGTTTGCAACAACAAGATTGTTTGCAACAACGGGCATGAATTCGTTGGTAGCAAAGTTGTTGAAGGTAGTCGATGTAACTGAATACATGTACTTCCATTGATACCCATCAGACGTAGCATAATATTCATCATCCGCAGATGTTTGAGTTATATCAGGTTCATTTACAGATGCTGCATTGGCGTTATTATCCAAACATTTGAATACATGATATGCGGCGCCACCATTAACAGCAACGTAGTATGGTTTTGATGATAGATCTTGATTACTTCTATATGCACTGTAACTTGTATTGACTGTCCAGTTATATCGAGGTACCATTGCAAGAACATTACTTGGAGTTACTCTTTTTCCAAAAACCATTTCATTGTATGGATTTGTAAGTGTATCTTCTACAGAATTTGTTAACGATGGAATAGACGAATCACCACCTGGATAAGGTGTGTGTTTTGCGGCAAAAACATAATAGACGCTATTAGCTGTTTCACTAATAGATTCTCTAAACTGATTTACGTTATGTAGCCTGAAATAATTTGTTATTAATTGTGTCGACATAGTTGTATTTAGGAGATAACAATACTATTTATGACGGTCATTGTCATGTTAGCAGATGAGAGTGAGTTTACCTTGCCAAACGCTTTTGTTCCCGCTACGTGTGTAACTTTCTTTAATACTTCAAAGTACTTGTCAAAAGGTATCTTTGTTTGGATTTCATAACTGTATTCTTGATAGTAGTTATTGTCTTGAAGCTTTTTATCTTCATCCAAGAAGCCACGAGTTGATGAGAAGAAACCTGCACCAATACCTTGTTTACCTAACTTTACAATAGCAGTAATTTCGTATTGTGAGTTTGTCTTTGTTAACGTCACGGTTTCCTGATCGACATAACCGAATCCTGAATTATAAACATCTAAGTTCTTAACAACGTTATTTGCAGTTTGAACATTAGCTTCAATACTTGCATTTAGTCCAACAGGAAGTGTTGTAAGATCTTGATCTATTGTTGATACAGTAGCTGTTACACCAGAAGAACGACCAATAATTGTTGATCCAACAATAAATGTGTTTTCGAGATTAATTCTCTTCAAACTTAACGTACTTGAATTGGATCCTGGCTTTACCAATGCTCTTGCTGTTGTAGCAAATGTCGTTAAACTAGCCGCCGATGCATTTGAAGTAGAGCCTGAAGAAAGACCTTTTATTAGTGTTGTTGATGATGTGGTTGTAACAAATGTACCTGTAACATTACGCAACTTTACTGAACCGGCTCCTGCACCGTTTATCTCTGCTTGAAGAACAAAACCTGAAGCTGCTACGTTTGCCGTTGAGTTAGACTGATAAACAAATTCTGTTTCAACAAATGTTGTTGCTGGTGTTCCGTTAGCATATGTTCCTACAAACGTGTTTACAGTTAGTAATGTAGCAGGTGAATCATATGTTTGCTGTATTTGCTCTGCTGGTAAGAACGCGCCAGAAGTATTGCTTATTCTCATTAAGTAGTCGTGCTTATCATAACCAGCGACATACGTATCATGTACAATAACAAAAGGATCAACGTTATAATCAGATCCTGGATTCAAACCAGATATTGCAGCAATTGATCCAATTACTGTTGCATCAAAACGCAACGCATCAAGAAGAATTGTATCCATGTTTGTACCAGGGAACTTAACAAATCCTAATCCTTTGTGTTGTATCTCACCAGTAGAAAGAATTCTCAGTGGACCGACAAGGTGATGGCCAGTTTCATTTGATCCAACTGTCAACGCAATTCGTGTTCCTGATTGAGTTGTCTTCAACGAAACGTGAGTTGCGTTTGATTGGTCAATATAATATACAGTGTTTGTTGTCAATCCGCTAACAACAGTGTTACCCGTATTCACAAAATAACGAATAGCAGTATTTGGCGAGTAGTTGATAGCGTTACTGAAAGCTATTGTATTATTGGAACCCGTTGTACCGGCTCGAGCAAGGAAATGTCCTATTGCTATGTTTGAAGATGAATTGGCAGTTAAATCTATTGGAGATCCACCAGACGTTGTGGAAAGTTGTAGCGCTAGGCCACCAGCTATTGCATTAATCACATAATAGGTTGTGTTATTTGCTAGACCGGTTATTGCTGTATTTGATGGGTGCGTTGTATACACAACTTGTTCATTATTACTAAATACATGAGCTGTCGAAGTTGTAATAATATCTGTTGTATTTGCAACACCAGAATTAGCATTGAATACAACTGTTGTTGGTAGCTTAACACCGTTACCACCTGTTCCAGCTGTTACGTTTGTTGAAGCATTAAACGTATCATCGGTACCATATCCAGCAGTATTTGTGTTAGCATTAAAGCCATTTAAAAGAACACTATGAAATACAACGTTACCTGTATTATTGCTACTTAAAAAGTCTGGTGTTAAGAATACGTTTTCTGTATCTGTCAATAAACTAATATTAAGATTAGCACCTGTACCAGTACTTACGTTAGCAACAAGAGCTGTCGTGTTTGAAATATAACCAACAATATTTGCATATGGAGTAGCAATAAAACCATTACTTGACAGATCGGTGACACCCAGGAAACCAGTGTTACCTGCCGCAGTATTACCTACCGTTGTATTTGAGCCAACAACGTTTCCTGATGCTGTGCGATCGAGGTATGAAGTTATAACACCTGTTCCCAGCGTTTCGATTAAGAAGTGACCAGTTTCATTACTACCCTTTGTCAGGCTAATAGGTGAGCCACTAGCAGTGTTTGATAACTGGAGAGTCGATGTTCCTGGTACCGCATTAACAACATAATATGCGGTACCAACAGATAGTTCTGCAATTTGTGTATTACCTACAGCAACATGATATCTGACTATATTACCATTACTAAAGTTGTGAGCTGCTACGGTGTTGATTAACGAGACACCGGTAAATGTACCAGTGAAAAATCCTGTGTAACTACCAACATACGTTCCAGCATATGCACCACTAAAGTTTTGGGTGTATGGTCCTGAAAAAGTTTGGTTATAAACGCTTGTCCATGCGGATGAATAGGCGGCTGTGTATTCCCCTGAAAATACATTAGTGTAAGACCCTGTCCATAATCTTGCAAATGCACCACTAAACGATCCCGTATATCCGCCAGCATACTCACCTGTAAACGACGTATTATAACTTCCAGCATATACTGCTGTCCAAGATTGTGTCCACGTGCCAGTCCATGTTCCACTATAAACACCAGCACCACCCCAAGGATAAGGAAGGCCAGTAAATGAACCAGCACCATATGTTCCTGTATATCCAGATTGATTGAAGGTCCCTGTATAACCCGGTCCCGCATACACTGCACCTGAATAAGGATTATTCACATAATATGATACAAAGGCTCGTGAAAAGGACGATCCAACTGCAGAGTTATACAGATTAGTATAGCTACCTGTATATTCTTTTGTATATGCGCCTTGATATGTTCCAGTAAAGACACGACTGAATGCACCTGTGTACTCACCGGAAAACGAATGAGTCACATTGCCCGCATATGCGCCCGACCACCCACGGAGATACTCTGATGTGTATGCTCCACTAAAAGACCCTACATAGCCACCTGTAAAAGAACCTGAATATTGACCTGTATAAGATCCAACATATGATCCAGTAAAGCTTCTTGTGAAAGAATATAGTACATCACCAACAAGAGAAGCATTAAAGTTTGCTGTGTCAGCATTACTTGCACGAACAGCGAATGTGGTATCTATCGTTACTAGATTACCAGTGGCTGGCGCAATAATTATGAAACCTGTGTTGGCTGTCGTTTTTGATGTTGCAACAATTATACCGTTAGCATTTACTGTTCCATCGAGATTATAATTCTCTACAACGTTACCGACGTCAAAATTAACGTTATTACCTCTTGCTGATACATAACCAACATTGGCTAGTTGCTGAGTAACTCTTTCAAATCTTTGAAAATCTGTTACATCGGTATTAGAATTAACAATATTTGTTAGTGTCAATACCTTGGCTGATATGATTACATTAGCATGATCAAGACTATAGCCCCACCCACCGCTATTCAATGAGTCGATAAAAATAAATGATACACGTCCAGTTTCATTCGATATTTCTGTAACGCGAGCAACACCCTGCTTACCATTAGATGATACAACATCAAATAAATCACCAACGGCAAACTCAGCTCCACCAGCAACAACGGTTAGTGATGTCATAGAACCAATAACAGTAGGAGCACTTTCTAAAATTTGATTAGCTGTTGTTGTTATTTGCTCGCCTGTGATAAAATCACCACGGAGATTGCTTAAATAAGCAACCTCAAGATATTTTGTACCAATTCTTCTTCTGACTAAACTTTCAAGAAAAGCCTTTGCTCCGCTATTGGACCCAATAATTTCTTTACCAACAAACGTTTTAGTACGCTCTGATACTGACAACTCAAGATAGACGGGTCTGACCCATGTACCATCCGAAGTTTTGAAAAGATCATTACCAGGAAAATAAAGATCTGCTTCTTCGTTAAATAAACCCTGCATAACAAGTTTTACGCCGCGCTCAGTACCTTTTGATTTGTAAAAATCGCTTGCATGCTTTACTAGGAACTGTGTATTTGCTTCCGTCGTGAGAGGAAGCCCTTGTAGGTATTTGTTTTTAAAATATTGAACAAACTCTTCTGATGTTGTATCAATATTACGATAGTCGAGAAGGTTACGAGAAGCGTTCAGCGGTTGATCCTGTTGCTCCATCCATCTATAATATTCTTTTACAAAGTCAATAAAACGAGAACCTTCGTCCTGATAAAATTCAGGAAAATGAGTTTTGACAAGAGGAAATATTAGTTGCTCAATTTGTCTCATTGCTTAACACCAACGGCCGTAATAAAAACATCTATTGGATCAATTTGAAGAATTGCATTCTGTGTGCTTGTTATATTCTTTGAAAGTGTTCTAAACATAAGTTTAATGTAGTTACCTTCATATGCGCTTATGTTTAAATTGACAATTGTCACTTTACCTGTTGTATAGTTGATTGTACCAATATTTCGTATTACCTGGATTGTAGATGCTTGGCGAGCAGCAATGAACACATTTCCTAAAGTATCATCAACTAAAATACATGCAGTATCTTGATATGTAAATGTTGTGCTTGTAAGCGTATGTCCAAAATGTGGCTCATCTACTGTCAGTTTAACACCCGTCTCCGATTGTAATGCGTTGTGTGTTTCTACTATAAAGCTGTAATCAGTATTTGTTACTGGTATCACTCTCTTAATTAAAAATAACTCTGTGTCGTTACTTAAAATACTTTGATCAGCACCATCAATACTAGAACAAAGAGTACTATAGTACAATGATACGTTGAAATTCTGAAGATTAGTTGAGTTGAAACTACTGATTGCCGATTGGACAGCTGTTTCGATATCTGCTATATTCTTTGTGGTATTGTTAATATTATATGTGATTGTCGATGTAACTTGGACGTATATAAACGCTGGATTAATAAATTCTGCTTGTACTGTCAATGGCGCTTTCTCTTGGATGTAGTCGAGAAAAGCTTTCTTTCTCAATTCTGGCGCACCATCAGCATCGGCAACGTCAACGGAAATAAAAACTTTACCAAAGCGTGGGGGATCTGTCTCTTCCCCACCATACACACTGATAGCTTGTATATCAGAAAATTGATTTAACAATAGCGTTTCATAATCACTTGCTGTAACAGCTCTATTTTGAGCCTGGAACGATCTAGGAGCATTATACTTAATTGATTCTAACGTCTCACTTGTAGCACCCCCAACAGCAGAACTTACAGTTGTGACACTTATATTAGCATGTCCATCAATTGCACCGTCTGGTGAGAACAAACTTGCGCCGTTAGGTAACTCTCCAGAACAAGCTCTATAATTAACAACGACAGTAGATCCATCTTTTGGTTTTCTACCATAAACACCATCGCCAAATACTACTTCGTATTGACCATTCTGTGAAGGCTGAACAAAGTATACTTGAGAAGTATCTGATACACCGTAGAGCTGAGCAGCTTGATTATATGCAAGAACATTTTGACCACCATCCTCATATACACTGATAGCCATTGCCGAAGTGTCTACTGTAGGATTTGATAGAACAAAGCGTTGCGAAGTATTAGCAAGATTAACAACGAACGATTCGGTGCGTAGAGCACCCTCGTATAAGTCTAACGTCTTTGTATACACACCGTTATTTGCAGTCGTAACTACCAATGCCTCATTTGTTGAGAACGTAAAAGTGTTTGAACCAACGCGTGATGTGAAAGAGGTATATTTTGGAATGACAAGAGACGATACCGTAGTAGACGGGGTTAGGGCAACAGTTATTGTTGCACGTGAAGATGTAAAAGATCGTGGAACATAGTTTAATTCTTTTGCATGAGAGACAACGCTGTCCCTCAGCTGTGCTGTATCTAAGAACATTTCACTGGCAACCATGTTTGTATAAAACGCATTTAAATATGCATTGTACGCAAGGACATCGAGGAGCACATTGATATTAGAACCTTCATAGTCAAGGTCCTTAAACTGTGTGTTCGTTTTAAGAAATGTTTTTAAATTGTTTTTTAGACTAGTGAAATCTAAACCAACTAAATCTATATTAGTGTTGGCCATTTATCGGATCCTGTTGAGAATTAAATCAAGAACAATTGGTTCTTGCTTATTTATTATGCGAAAAACGACCGCTACAACAATGAGATTATCATCGGCTTCTGTTGAAACTCTAATGTCAATAATTTCAGCCCGAGGTTCGTAGTTTTCTATTGTTTTTCTTATGTATTCGCTAACTACTTGCTCTAAAGCAGGTGAAGCATTTTCAAAAAGTAATCCACGTAAATCACTACCAACTGTATTATTGAAAAATCTATCACCCCTATTGGTTAGTAACAGATTGCGTATAGATTGCTTGACAGCATCTTCGTTCACTACTCTGGTTAAATCTTTTTTTACTATATCAATACCGAAACCCGATAAAAAATCGGAAAAATACTCTTGTTGAACTCTTCGTGGAGTGAAATAATCTTTTCTTTGTACGACCGCCATTTGTTATCCTTTGTCAGTTTGGCGGACTTGTACTACCGCCCTGTGGATCAGGGTGAGTGTGCGCAACCAAACTTATTCCGCCGCCCGTTATGTTA